GGTTCTTTTTTATTATATATTATATATATCTATTTATATTATAAGAGACTTTCTTCTTTTATCTTCTTATTTAAAAAGCAGAAACAGGTGTTGACTTCTTTCCCTCACTCTGTTATACTTTAGATAAGAAATAAATAAAGTCTCTTGTCTAAAAAGTAGAAACAGATGTTGATTTCTCTCGTTCACTTTGCTATATTTTAGATAAAGAAATAAAGTTTCTCTCTTTATTTAAAAAGCAGAAACAGGGGTTGACTTTCATTCTCTACTCTGCTATACTTTAGATAAAGAAATAAATATAACGAAAGGCTTAGATGCTATGAAAAACAATCAAACAATCAAACTAACTCCAAAAAACATCATTTTTTCTTTACGAACAGCTATTGCCGAAAGCGGTCCAACGTCTCTTTTGCTAGACGAATATCGTGAACCAGCGGAATCTGTTTTGAACGGACTCATTGATAAATTTGAATCACCAAAAAATCCTGAGTTAGAAATGCTTACTCAATCTTTGCAAGTTAAAACAACAGAAAAAGAAAAATGCATGCAATCTTATGAGGACGCGCACAAAAAATTCACATCAACGTATGATACTGCTGAAAAAAACAAAACAAGTGAATTGTTGACAAAGCTTACAAACAAAATCAACACGTTGGATGTTGCTATTTATAAGTTGAACGATAAGATTCAAAAAAAACAAGCTAGTGAATTTAAGTTCACATCAACCGTTGCTCAACGTGCGTTCACTGCACTTGTTCGCATGCTTGATTATGAGTATAATGTCCTTAAGTTCAATGATAAGCAAATCTTCACATTTGAAAAACGTCTTCACGGTAATCGCAAAGAACGTTTCACATCCATGATTATTTCAAAATTTGTTGGACAGTTTGTGAGTTGCGATAGCCGTATTGCGTTTGCAGTTTATGAAATCGTGAGTGCTGTGTTAAATGAATATCCGTTAGGCGAAACAGGTGATATTTTTAAAGCTGAAGATGAAACCGTAAGAAGTGAAGCAATTGAGCTTTTTGCGAAAGTTATCGACGCACAAGCTGGAAAAGGTGCTTTTGCTGCATATTTCTTGTACCCTAAGCTTTTTAAGCCAGGCTATGTTTTTAATGACAAAGGTGAAGATATCTTTAAAGATAAACGAACAATTGTCGTAGGGACGCGAACAGCAACAGGTAAATCTATTTTGGTGAAATTAGCATCAGCTTTGTATGGGCCATTGACTAAAGTTTTGATGCCACGACCTACAAAAGCAAAAAACGGATACGATGTTGGTAAACTTCAGTGGAACACAGTGAATAAAGATGTTGTGATCGGTTTAATTGATGATGATGAAGGTAATAAAGGTGATAACGCTTCACAAGAAGATTTTTACAAGAACGTTTACGACGAGAATGCGTTGCATATTTACAAAGGTAGAAACATCGAAGATTTCACAACGTTTGAAGGTAATTTTTACGCTAACATTAACAGCATGGAAACAAGCTTTAAAAAACTTGAAGTTAGTCGACGCGTGTATTTTTTACACTTGGTAGTGTTTGCTAAAATGTATTTGACAGGCGAACAGTTGAATGAGCTTGCAAGTTATAACGCAGATAGCAATGCTGATGCTTTGATCAATTATCTCAACGCGCATGAAGAAGACGCTATTCAATGGTTCCGTGATTATGAAAAGAAATATGAACCACGACATATTTATAGCGGTGAAACAGATTCTGATATTAAAGCAAAACAACAAGAAGCTATGACAAAAGCAGCGATTCTTAAATTTATTGAGGAACGTATTGCTGAAACAAAACATGGACGCATCCTTCTTTCAACAGTCGCAAGCGCATTCGCAGGTAGCGCAAAAGTAACGATGAACTATGTCAACGAAATTAGTGAAGGTTACTATGTTTGCAAACCGATGCGAATAAAAGACGGATCTGGCTCATCTTCGACAAAGAACGGTATCTCAAAGACACTTGCGGCAGATGCAGGCAACGTTCAGAAGCCTGTTGTTGAAATCCCTCGTTTGCGTGACGAGGACGCTCAAGCTTTACAAATTATGAAAGCTTTGAAACTCGATGTTCTCGACACTTATGAAGATTTGAATAAAGAAACAGGTGTAGACGTTGACATGTTTATGGAAGAGTTGGAAGAGGTTGATGTGTTTGAAGATCATGATTTTTCAAGTGTCATGCCATCTGCAAAAGTGGAACTCAAAAAATCAGACATTGATATTTTAGGACTTATGGACAACGCGTCTAAACTCGCCAAAGAAAAAGAAATTGTTGAAAGTGTTTTTGAAAATGCAGAAGCAACGAAACGCGAAGAGCTTTCTGACGTCGATGTTGTGAAAACTCCGAACATTAAAGCAATTGAAAAAGCTGATATGCTTGATGAGTTTGTTGAAGCAAGTGATAAACGCATGAGCGAAAGCACAACAATTGAAGCAAGCGACACCGTAAAACTATTTGCGAACGTTAAGCAAATTGAAAAGACTGAACTTACAGCGGTCAAAGTTGGTGATGTTGTTGCAGTGTTTGCGGATGAAACAACAGATGAAAAAGAAGTTGGAGCGTATCTCGGTGAAATTAGCGGACAAGCTATTGAAGCAGTTGAAAGTGCTGAAGTAAATGCTAATACAGTTGTGACGTTGGTTAATGCGCACGCTGAGGCAAGTGATAACACAGAAAAAGCAACAGGTGTTGACTTTGGAAGTATCACACCGTTTGCTCAAGCTGTCAATGAGCTCGATAGCATCACAGTTGCTACAACTAATAACGACAATGACACACCATGGTGAGAGGATGGCTTATGGATATAGTGACGCTAGTGATGCGTAAAGAAGTGACGTTAGAACGCGGTGTTGTTGCGCTACTCAAAATTCGCAAGGCTTATGACTTGGATTGTGAAGAAGATTTGAAAGAGATTCACGCGCAGTTCAACGCTCAGCAATACTTAGAGCGAGCGATTACACGCACGGTGATTGTGGGTGAGCATGAGTATTGCTACAAATATATTAAAGCTGTGAAAGCTTTGGGACTGCATCCAAAGTATATGCGCAAGGAATTAGATCCGCGTGATGTTGATGCTTGGATTAAAGAGCGTTTGATTGCGCTGACATGACGAGGCGTGAGCGTTGATATAGAACGTGAGCGCTGACATAGACTGGCGATAGTTGCACATAGTGCGACTGTTGTCGCAAGTGCAAGAGTGTGATGGCTCTTACATTTGCGAGAGCAGTCGACGGCGTGTAAACGCCTAAAGCTTCGGCTTTATTGAAGCTGAGAGGATGCTTTAGACCCCCCACCTCATTGATTTTTCTGGGAGGGTGAACAGTCGGTGGGTGGGGGTTTTTATAAACCTCCCAGGAAAAATGGCCCAAAAAGTTTTAGGGACTGGACTAGACTCCCTAAAAAAGCCTCTCATACATTGTCAAAAGCTTCCATTTGTGGTATAATAGAGGGAAGAATAAAACACGAAGGAGGCGCACGCGTGGCTAAAATAACTAAATATGAAAAGTTAGTTGTGCCAAACATTGAGAAGATTAAGGAAGCGCGGACAAACGGTTCAAGTATGCAAGATATTGCTGACATGTTGGGCGTTGGGCGCAGTTCACTTCAATATTGGCTGAAGAACAAGCCAGAGTTTCGTGAAGCAATGGACGAAGCGACTGAAGACATGGAAATGACAATTGAGCGCACGGCTAAAACAAGCTTGCTGAATAAATTAGTAGATCGATTTGTGACGACTGAAGAAATTTATAGCGAAGGCGTGCTAGTTAAGGAACGCAAGCAGTTGATCAAAGCAGACACGACAGCAATTATCTTTGCACTCAAAGCGCGTAATCCTGAAGTGTGGGATCCGCTCGGTGTGGCGCGACTTGACAACGACAACAAGGCTGACAACATTCAAGAAGACATCACGAACGCGTTGAATAAATACGTGAAAAAAATGTCAGAGGGTGTTGACAGCAAGAGCTGAGTGTGATACACTATATATAGATAAGATGACAAAGGAGATTTTTAATGGCTACTTATAATGATTTTTATAACCAAGTGATTGGGAATGCTTATAATATTGACGGAGCGTACGGGGCGCAATGTTGGGACGGTGCAGCATATTATGAGCGTTGGCTTAGTTACCCTGTGACTAACTGTACAAACACAGGATACGCGCGTGACGTTTGGGAACAACGCCACAGCAACGGAATTTTGAACAATTTTGACGAGGTTGAAGTGATGCAACCTGGAGATATTGCAGTGTTTGCTGTCACTGATTATACACCATACAGTCACATTGCGATTTTCCACAGTGATGCAGGAAACGGCGGAGGCTATTTCTTGGGACAAAACCAAGGAGGCACACCAGACGGTCAAGGCGGTTCAGCTTTCAATCTTTGTTGGCTTCCGTATTCATCAACATATCCAACTGCTTTTAGACCAAAAGCTTTTAGTGGTGGACAAACAGCAAACGCTACGCCTTCCGCACCTGCATCAGCTAACGGTGCGTGGATTGCTGAAGATGCAACATTCACAAGCGCTTATGCAATTCGTGCGCGCGTAGACGGACCATCAACGTCTAACCGCTGTCCGTATATTTTCCCTGCAGGCTCAAAAATTCATTATGACGCATACTGCCACGCAAATGGCTATGTATGGATTCGCCAACCACGTGCAGACGGCGGTTACTGGTTTATTCCAACGGGAGATAGCGACGGAACACGACGCACAGATGCGGCTTGGGGAAGTTTTGAATGAAATATTTAAACGCGTTGAAACAGTATAACGAAGAAAACAATGTCAAAACGTGTAAAGCAATTAAACGCGCTTTCTTAAAGCACGAGCGAATCCATGCTCGTGCTTTGGAAGGCGTTTATTTGTACCGTCCCGAAGTTGTTGAAACGGCTATTGATTTTGTGGAAAATGAATTTTATAAAACAACAGGAGATTTGGAACTCATCAAATTGCAACCCGCCCAGAAATGGTGGTTTGAGCTTTGGTTTGGCTATTATACAAAAGATGGAAGCGCTCTCATAAATGAAACATTTCTGAATATCATTCGCGGAGCTGGCAAGTCGACGATTTTGGCGGCAGTTGAGATGTTTTGGCTCATTTTTGGCGGAAACTATGGTGGTGAAAGTTGGATTATAGCGTATGACAACAATCAGGCGGAGCACGTATTCGGGCAAGTTAGAAACCAGATAACATCAGGCACTGGACTTTTTAAAATGCTCGGTGATACGAAGCAACTTAAAACAACAAAGACAGGAATTCGATTCTTACCGACAAAAAATGAAGTGCGAAAGGCTACGCATGACGTGTCACGTTTGCAAGGGAACAACACAAGCCTCAATGCATTTGATGAGGTGCACGTTTACAAAGAAGATGTCATTTCAGCCGTCAATAAAGGGAGCCGTCAGAAACAGAAATCTTGGCGCTCGATTTATATTACCTCAGGTGGAATTACAAGAGGCTATCTTTATGACGATTTAATCACGCGCTTCAAATCTGACGAAGAATTTGAGAATGATAGATCCATTGGCTTGATTTATCAACTTGATAATGCGCGTGAAGTTAAGCACGAGGAAAACTGGAGCAAAGCGGCGCCAATGATTTATGGCGGACTTCCAAAACTTGAAAGTGTTCGTGAAGAGTACAGAATAGCGAGCGGAGACAATGCGCTTCAGCTTCAGTTTCTGGCGTATAATATGGGAATAGCTGTGAACGACTCAGCGAAATATATCACGCCTGCTGAGTCTATGTGTAAAGAATACGACATGGACGCCGTGTGGTCGGGTGCTGATGTTGTTGTGGGTGTGGATATGTCACTCACGGGAGATTTAACTGCCGTCACTTTCTTGACAGATGTCGAGGGGCAAATGTTCGCGCATTGTGAAGCTTTGGGAAGTCGGAACACGCTCTCTCAATTACCTGATGACATTGCTAAAAAACTAGAATTGATGATTGGTGATGGCTTGACGATAACAGAAGGCGCTTTCATTACAGCTCATGACGTGTTTGAGATTGTGCAAACGTTTGCGGAACGCTACAATTGTCAGTTCACTTTCATTGGCTATGACCCTTCACGCTATGATAATCTGCGCCTTCTTATTGATGATTATTTCTTTGATGTGGATTCAGACCGACAGCTTGCAATCCGTCAGGGGTTTGCGTTGAGTGATTATATCAAATTAATGAAAGACAAGCTGGCTGATGGCTCGCTGATTCATAATTCGAAAATACTTGAGTGGAGTTTAAACAATTTTGCGGTCAAAGTCGGGACGTCTGGGGATTACATGGTAACTAAGCTCACGAACGCTGAAAAAATTGACCCTGTTGTTGCGCTTGTCATTGCACTTAAAACGGCTATTATAAAAGGGACGTGAATTGACAGATTCACGTTTTTATGTTATAATGGAAAATAAAAAGAGGTTTATTATCGATGGAACATTTGTTCGATTTTTTAATGACACTATCACCAACTGATATGAGTGTTGTTATGTTTGTTTTTCTCTTAGTTGACATGTGGACAGCTTTGAGTTTGTCTATCAAGTCAAAAAGCATTTTGTCTAAGACGCTCATTAAAGGCTTTGCGTTTAACCTGTTGATCATCGTTGTGCCGTTTGCACTTTCAGTTTTTCAACACTATACAGCCATCCCTGGGCATGATTATGCGTATATCCAAACGCTCTCACTTTTTGTTACTGTGTTGTTCTTAGCGTCTGAATCTATTTCAATTATTGCTAACTATTCAGCCGCAAATCCTGAAGCATCTAACTTTGTCACGCGCTTTGCATCTAAATTTTTAGGCAACGAAATTCAGTACAAAAAGGAAAAGCACAACATTGATTAGCTATTTGCCTGAAAATGTGGTAGAACGTGACGGTGTACGCTCCACAGGATTTTATAGCACGCAAAAATGGCGAAGAGTACGCGATCAAATCAAGTTGAGAGACAAAATGACGTGTCAGCGGTGTGGAAAGCCAATAACTGGACGCTATATCGTTGACCACAAAATTGAGCTAAATTTTGATAATTATAAAAATTGGGACATTGCTTACAATCCTGACAATTTGTGGCTCTTGTGTCAAGATTGCCACAATTTGAAAACGTTTCGAAAAATTACAACACAAGATACTTTATGGTAGAAAGGAGAGTGAGACAGATTGTTTGATTACATTATTAACGGATTTGTTAAGATGTTCAAAGGCGATATTGTAAATAACAAAACGCAACGAATCGCATGGACGGATGACGGCGCACGTTATACATCAGCTTTTGTTCAATCCATTATTTTATTCATTGCACGTGAGTTCTCAAAATTAGAAATAGATCATCGTGTGTATACAAAACAAACAGACGGGAATTATTTAACAGCTGATAAGCTTGGAAGCGACATTTTTGAAGTGTTGAATTACGCGCCAAATGGCATGTTAACAAATGCGGAATGGAAGCGTGAGTTAGCCTCTCGTCTAATGCGTGGCGTTAATGTTTATCTCAAGCCAATCCGCAAAGGCGGAAACTTAGTAAAGTTGGAATTTTCTGACAAAGAGGAATATCTCAAATCACCAGATGATATTTTGGTGATCACATCGCCAATTTTTGTTAGCAACAATTCAACGCTTTATGATAATATGCTCACAAATATTAGCCGTCAGCTTAACAACAAAAAGTTGCGTGGGTTCTTAAAAGTGAATGCTGCTATTAATTCACAAAATAGCAACTTTAGAGAAAAAGCAGAAGAACAGTTGAAACTGCTTCAGGAAGTTTCGGCATATAACGGTTTAGGCGTCTTGGATGCAAAGACGGATGTGCAAGAACTTCAGCATGAATATGAAACAGTGCCTGACACAGTCATTGATGTGATTAAAAAAGAAATTCTAAACGGCTTTGGCATTTCTGAGAAATTGCTCACAGGCGACTATAATGAACAAGATTATAAGCACTTTTTTGACAATGTGCTAGCACCAATAATTAAAGAAATTGAAACAGAATTGACTTATAAATTGCTAAGTACAAACGCGCGCGTGAATGACGGCGTGAAGAATCGTTTTGAGCGCATCGTTATTAGCGTTGATACATTTAAATTTGCGAGTGTTTCTGAGATTATTAATCTTGCGAGCGCAAACACAAACGGCGCATTTTTAACAGTAAATGAAATTCGCAAGCTTATGGGTTATGATCCAATTTCTGGCGGTGACGTATATAGAACAAACTTAAACTCCACGGAGGTGAAATATGGAGATTAAACAAGATTATTTGTCTGGTATTCCAACGGACAAAGCGACAGAATTGAATGGCAAAAAGTTTATTATTATTCACAATACTGCGACACCTAACGCTACGGTAGACGCGGAAAACGCGTATTTTCATCGCGAGTGGGCGAACATTCAAGCATTTGTTCACGCATTTGTGGATTGGAACGGGCGCGTGATTGAAAATGCAGAAATGGGAAACGTTGTTTGGGGCGCTGGGCGAATTAATGCGCACGCATGGCTCCAAGTCGAGCAATGTATTAGTTCGGATGACGCACAAAATGTGCGTGGCGCGAACTATTTAGCTGAATATGTTGCTAAAAAAATTAAAGAAAGTAACATTCCTTTTGAGCAATTTGAAATTATTGACCACCGCACCGCGTCCGTTGTGTATGGCGGAACAGACCACGATGACTCAGTCGTTGGAATGACTCTTGACGAGTTAAAAGCAAAAATTGCAAGCTACGTGAACGCAACAAGCCAAACGCCACAAGTACCGCAAGATGGAAAAACGTTTCGGCTCAACTACAATATCAAAGCACGCGCACAAGGACCAGACACAAAAAACCCACAAGTCTATCTTTTCCGAGCAGGTGACAAAATTGCATTTGACCGCAAGCTTGTCTCAAACGGATATGAGTGGCTTTCTCAACCTCGCGCTTCTGGCGGTTATTGGTATATACCAATTCGTGAGGTGGAATCAAAAGATTTCTGGGGGGACTTTGAATGAATCTAAGCGAATTAAAAGAAAAAACAAAACGGCTTTTTGGAAAAAATAAAAAGCTAACAGCGCAGGCGTTTGAGGAATACACGGACGCAATTGGAAGTCTTGACACAATTCAGGACACAGGTTGGATCAATTTTCCTGTTGCAGATTCCGCTATAAACGGAACAAGCGTCAGAGCGCGACGAATCGGAAACACTGTAATTGTGGACGCTAGCGGAGCGCGATTTGACACTGTCGCCATCGCAGACCGCGGATGGTGGAAGCAAAAGGATCCGTGGGGGCAAGATTATTATGCAACTTTTATTGTCCCTGTCCAAGGTATCCCAAAAGGCTTTCGTAGTTCAAAGACAATTATGGGCTCAATTTATACGGATGGCCCTGAGTTTGCAGGAACGTGGCAGTTGTCAAGCTCGTTTGATAATTATTTAGCTTTAAAAATAAAAAATAAGCGCCCTGGTGATGTGGCAGGGATTCGTTTATCACAAGTTAAATATTTTACGGATGACCCGTTCCCAAAAATCGAAAACGGTAAAGTAGTTAATTAAAAAAAGGAGTAAAAAAATATGAGTACAAACACAGAAAACTTTAAAACAGATCAAAAGGCAAAATGGGCAGATGGCAAACGCGCGAACGGCGCAAACTTTGCGCAACTTTTTGATGCCATTGCACGTTTAATTGAGGATGAAGTGACAAGCGTCCCTGCTACGGACATTCCAACTGCAATTAAAGACTTTTTAGACAATTCTGACAAATACAACGCCACTGACGCTGTTGTAAAATTAAAAGAAGCAATGAAAAAGCCTGAAACGCTAAAAGAAGCTTTGGATGCTGTCGGTGCGTTGGATGGCTCGGACGCAACAAAAACAGCTATTGCTAACGCACTTAAAGCGCTAAATCCAGGCTCAGACTTGACAGTTGCAGATTTGGAGCAAGCAGCGAGTGGCGAAGAGTTGAGTGGATTGGATGACGCAACGCGACAAGCAAACGAACGAGTGGGCAAAATTCGTCAAGCTGTTTCAGGCATTGCCGGAAAGAAAGACAACTCTAAACACTACGTTTTCCTTGCAGGCATGGGTTCAGTTGAAATTTGGAAATATTCTGACAATTCTGAAGCGCAAAACGTAGTCAACGATCAGACGGCACAAATGGACGTCAGCGTGACGAATGAAAAAGGCTTTGCTGTTCCATTTTTAGATGGAACAGTAACAAATGAAAGCGTCATTCCTGCAGGGCTTAAAAAGCTATGGCTCTTAACAACGTCAGACGGTGCGCGCTATGTCTACGACGGAGACAACGGAACGCTTAAACCTGCGGCATCGTTGATTGGCTGATAAGGAGTCTGAATTTTATGAAAATTAGAACAAAAGTGGTGAACGCGTCAGGTGAAGAGATCGCACCTGAAGACGTGACAACAAAAGCGCCTGAAAAAATTGCTGTTGTTTATGCTCACACTGACGAAGTAAACGACAACGGACTCAAGCTAAACGCTGACAGCCTCATTGTCACGCGCGACAAATACCCTTTATTGTATGAACATTCTGACAATAATATTGATAATATTGTAGGCTATGTGGAAACAGACGGCAAACCGAACGAGAACGGCGAGTTTGTGGGATATATTACATTTTATAATACGCCAAACGGTCGACACGCGCGCCAACTATGGGAAGATGGCGTTTTGGATGAACTTAGCGTGGCGTATTTTGTGGAAGAGGCTGAAAAGATCGACAGTCTTGACAATGATTATTATCTGAATATTCTGAAAGCGACGTTGAAAGAAATCTCGCTTGTCTCTGTCGGCGCAGATCGTAAGACAGGCGCTGTTGATGAATTGTCTGAAGATTCAGACGATACTGACGAAACACCTGAAGAAGATAAAGAGGAACCGTCTGAAAATTCTGAAGATTCGGAAGAGCTCGACGATTCGACAGAAGAAGATGACGTGCTTCACAATGCAAAATTGAATTTTTTCAAAACAACGCTTGACAATTGAGTCACAGCTATGCTATAATTTAAGTGAAGTCTAGAGAAAGCGTAATTGCTTTTGGGAGCGTGTGGCGGCACGCTCTTTTTTTGATGCGTTCGTGATAGAATTATCAGAAAATTTACGTTTTCGTAACAAAGTGAAAAAGGGCTTGATTTCCTGCGCGTGCTGTGCTATACTATAGTTACAAAAGGATAAGGTAAGTAAATCAAAAAGATAATGTGTCAAAAACTTATAAAAACTTGACAAAAGGGCTTGACAGATGAATTTGATTTTGATATACTTACTATAGATAACTAAGAAAGGCAATAGCGATAAGACTAGTGAGCGTAATTAACAATGACTAAAGAATATTTAAACCGCGACCAATTCCATTGGATTTTCCAAGATTCCCTTGCGTGGTGTGACGACGCATACACCTACAAGTTTGAGTGTGAGTGGATGGTGACAGATTCCGACGCGTGGGTTGGACACAAAGCTGTGACAGCTGTGACAAAATTAAAAACAGAAGATGCAGATATTCCTGATTGGTCTTGTAGCCCTGAAAATTTTGTGGATCTTGGCGATACGTGGACGGATTACGATTCTGAGTTTTACGCAATTTGGCGCATGATGAACTACCGCGCAAGCAAAACAAACCGCACACGCCAGGATTTCTGGGCTACGCAAAAATGGCTTCAAAAATTGCCAGTTGGTGAGCGTGTGGGACTATAAACAAAAGAGGCGTCATCAGCGCCTCTTTTTCTTTCTGTCATCAATTATCAGAAAATTTACGTTTTGATTAAATCACTCAGCGCCTCTTGATTTCTTACGCGCTTTTTGTTATACTTAATTTAACAAAAGTTAAGAAAGTGAGATAAACACTGTGAATGAATTATTGCACGCACAAAAAGCAACATTGGAAGCTATTTTAGGAATGGAAATTGACTGTGAACAGCCGTTCATGCTTTTGACGTTCAACGACGCACCGCTTTCTCTCCGCGCGTATGCTGATGATGATGAGCCAATTCGTGTTTTGTTTAATTTGCGTTATGACATTTTTGATGCGTTGACGGACGACAGCAGAGACAAAGCATATATTGCAACAGTTACAGCGCAATTTATAGCGCACTATTTCAAGTAATGCTGACGCGTTACTTTTTTATATGGCGTTGTGTTATTGTATTAATACAATCACACACGTTGCGCACAAGCGCAACGCAAAAAACTGCGCTTGCGTTAGCAACGCGCAGAACGCACAAGCGCAAAAACGCGGACACGCGTTTTTGTAAGACTAAACCGAAGATTTGACAGATACCTTAAAACGTGGTATAATAGAAAATAAAAAAAGGAGCTTATCAACAACATGAAAAAAATTGATAAGATTGAAGCGCTTAACACTAAGTTGAACGACATCCGCGAAAAGGTTGAAAATTCACGCGATGTTGACGAAGTAAAAAGCCTCACTGCAGAATATAATAACACTAAAGCAGAACTTGAAGCATTGGAGGAAGACACACACATGCCAAAAACGAACTACTTGGAAACAAACAAAGCAATGAATGATTTTGCTGAAATTCAATTCAATTCAAAAAATGAAGCTGAGGCAAAGACTGCGTGGGAAAACAAGCTAAAAGAAAATGGAATTACGTTTACAGATCGCGATAACTATTTGCCAAAGCGTCTTGAATTAGAAATTCAGACAACTTTGACAAACGCTAACCCAGTGTTCCCGTTGTTTAACGTGACGAACATTGGCGCAATGCTTATTACGCGTGAGCTTACAAGTACAGATGAAGCACACGTGCACGTACGCGGAACACAAAAACAACGCCAAGCTGCAACTTTGACCGTGAGCGGAATTAAGCCAAAGATGGTTTATAAAGCGCAAAGTATTGATGAAATTGAGCGCCGAACAATTGAAAATTATGGCGAATTGTATGAAGTAATTGTGGCAGAATTGGCACAGCGCGTTATTGACAAAGTTGTAGATTTGGCACTTGTTGAAGGTACTGCGACAGATGGCGAAACAGGAACACCTGAAAAAGAAAACGGGTTTATTGCAATTGCTAAAGAAACAAACACTGACAAAGTTGTTCACGTAGATGGTAAGACTGACTTAGTTTCAGCTGTTGAGGAAGCTGTTGATGCAATTGACGCACCAGGGAAAAAATATCTAATTGTAACGAAGAAACAAAAACGTGATATTTTGACAGCCGTGCGCAAGAAATTCCCAACAACAACATTTTTTAACAATAAGCAAGCAATTGCTGACACGTTTGGCGTTGATGACATTATTATTTACAACGGCGCAAAAGAAATTTCTCCGACTGTGTTGGCGCAAGGTGCTTATAGCGTAGACATGCAACCGCTCAATCGCATTGAACAATTCCGACTTGATACAAATGAAAATGATATTCTTGTTGAAACACCTGCAACAGGGCGCGTGACAACATTTAAAGGCGTAGCAGTAGTTGATCTTAAATAATGACTGACACTGAATTATTAAAAAGTGTGAAATCTTTTCTGCGCATGCAACAAACAGTGACAATTTTTGACGACGAAATCAACGCCTTAATTTTGTCAGCAAAAGAATCACTTCGCGTTGCAGGCGTTGCGGATAATGTGCCCCTTGCGTATGAATACATTAGAACGTATGTAAGAAAGCGCATGCTTCAGGATGCCTCAGACGCTTTCCGAAATTCTGAAAGTGAACGTGAGCGCCAACTTATCAATCAGCTGACCTACGGGGGTGATTGATATGTTTGATACAGCGACGCTTTTGATAACGGAAGAAATAACAAACAAAAACGGTGAGGCAATTGAACAAGAAACACCGCTTGATGTTGCGATTGTTTTACAAAATGTGGACAGAGCGCAAAGAGACAAGTATCATCAAGACGGGCTTGGACGTGCGGTACGTTTTAAAGTTGCACTTTTTGGCGATGCTTACAACGCCTCACAAATTCCGTATTTTATATACAAGGGCGTGAGATATAGCGTGCGAGATTTTACAATGGATAAAACGCAAAGCGCGTGTTATATAGAAGGAACAAGCAACAGGGGGGCGTGATGTTATATAGAACATATAATGAATATAAACAAACGCTTCAGCGCTTGCTTCCTGACTGGAAGATTTACTTTGGAGCAACAAAAGCGGACTTAGTAAAAAACACTTGCTTTGTTTCTCATTTGTCTGGAGACACGGCTTACGCTGATGGCGTTGCAATTATTGCGTCAACAACTTATCAACTCATTTTTTTGCAAGACCGTCAGGCATTTACAAACAAACAAGTGATTGAGCTGACTGACGAAGGCGTGAAATATGCAGGTTATGATCCTGCGAGCAAGTGCAACGTATTCACAGCAAGCGTTACGCTTTACGGGCCAGGGAGTGTTCCAGATGAATGATGAATTAGAAAAAGAAGCGCTTGAGATTGCAGATAACAAACTGCAAGAAATTGCGGATGAGATTGCTGATGATTTGACAGCATACGCAAAAGCGCACAAAAGAACAGGATTATTAGCGCGTAATATCCACGTTGAAAAAACAGACAAAGGCTATTTAATTAGTGGAGGAACGCGTGCGGATTATGGTGGCAAGAGCTATCATCCAGCCACATTTTTTAAATACACTCCAGCGCAAGCAGAGTTGCAATCAGCGCTAAATAAAGCGCGTGGAAAAATACAATAAGAAAAAAGGAGCTATTAAAAATGGCATTTAAATATAAAGAACGTGTAATGTACCACGGAAATCAACGTCTCGTGATTAAACCTTGGAGCGCTGCAGGTGCAACAGGAAAACGTACGCTTGGAACAGCAGTGTTTGGAACAGGACTTGTAAGTGTGTCAGCAATGTCTGATGATGCTAAAATCACGAACTTCCCTGCTGATGATACGCCAGATCACGCAACAATCTCAGGTGCGTCACTATTGAAAGGCACTATGAAATTTATGCAACTTGACAATGATGTCCGCACTAATTTCTTTGGACAAGAAACGATTGATGGCGGATATGGATCAACAGGTGTTTATCCAAAAGCGGCTGTTCAATACGCTTCACTTGGCTCTACTCAAGACGGTAAACCTGCTCTTCTCGTTACGGTTTATCCAAATATGAGTGTGACATCAGCACCTACAAAAGAAACAACAACTGACTCAGCTGACACACCAACAGCGGTTCAATGGACTGCAGCCGTTCAAGCGTCTGGATGTGCGGAAGTTGTAACACCTAAAGGACGCAAAGTTGCGGAATTGGAATTTTTCTTTATGGGCGATGACGTTCAAACTGCACTTGACAAAATTGACAGCGGTTATATTTACGGCGTTGAAGCAACAGGTACATCACCACGAGTTGGGGGTTAATAATTTATGAAAATGAAATATAGTAAGATCAAAGCGTTCAAAATTGCGACAGGTGAACACTTGCTAGCGTTGCAAGATAAGCTTAGCAATACAATTGATCAAGACGAACGCTTTGCGACGCTTGAAAAGCTTGCTCTTGGTTTGTACTTGGTGAACAATTACAACGTGCAAGAAGCAAAAAGCGAATACACGCGCTTGCGCAAGTCTGAAAATGAAGACGAACGTTACTCAATTATTGACGATGTTGACTTAGATGATGAAATTGAAAAAATTATTGGCTAAAAGAACGCTATGAGGGCGGGCGCTTAGAAGCGTCTGCTCTTTTTGCCAAAAGGAGTAATTTATGTTAGAAACACGGAAAGTTTTTGACTACTACTTAAAAACTGGCGGAGATTTGTTAGACGATTTAGACAAATTAAAAAGTGAGTATGCTAAGAAATACTTAAAGCGTGAAAACACGTATGCGGAACAGCTCTCAATTTTGCTAGAGCGTTTAGACGCTATAGGCGTGGATGTCAGCACGCTCTCTTTGGAAGAACTCACAGCGCCTACAATTCCTCCAAACGTTAAAGAGTCAAAACTTTTAATTTCAGAAGAAGATAAAATGCGCCAAGATGCGCAATATTGGGGCGCAAAACATAGCGTGAGAGATACACTATCTGCTTTTATTTGCGGTGAACTAATAACAGCTGATGTGTTACTTGATGCGCCTTATGATACAGCAGTTGATGCTGTCAATTATGCTTTTAAAAAACGAGAGGAGGCGATGAATAATGGCAAGTAACCAAAAATTAGAAATTGAAATTGCAGGGAATACAGTCCAGCTTGAGCGTTCGATGAAATCCATTAATGCAATTTTACAAGCTAGTAAAGCTGAGGCTACGAGCTTGAATCGTGAGTTGAAGTTCGATCCTACGAACACAGAGCTTTTGGAAAAACGCCAAAAAGCTCTTACGACTGCGATGGAAATGAGCAAAGAGCGCGCGAGTGAACTGAGAAAAGACCTTGAGAAGATTGATCCTCAAGTAAACCCTGAGGGCTTTGTGAAACTCTCACGACAAGTCAACGCGGCAGAATCTCAAACACGTAGTTTTGAGCGTCAATTATCTGCGACAGCTAGCAAATTGTCAGAATTGTCAAACAGATCAGGGACGTTTAAATTTGATCCTGGCACTGGTGCAAGAGAGTTTAGCAACACGCTGAAAGGCGTGGATGCCGCACTTTCTACGATTGCCGCAAAGAAACTTGCAAATTTTGACAGTTCCAAAGCTAGCGCTAATGACGTAGCGAAAGCTGTGGGACGAATTGGTGAAGCTGTTTCTCTAACGGAACGCAAAGCGGAACTTTTACGCAATGCGCTGAACAGAGTAGACGCGCGCGTGAACCCTGAACAGTTTGCAAAATTGCAGAACAAGCTGAACGACGCAAACAACGCAACAAGTACATTGAAGGAAAAACAAAATGAGCTTGTGAGCACATTGGGGCGTGTGAATAATGCGGCGAAATCGTTTCATTTTGACGCAGGCGACGGTGCGAAAAAATTCACAAATGACTTGCAAGGCTTAAATAGCGCTATTCGCGGAATGGACACGCATAAGCTCTTGAATTTTAACGCAGGTGAAGCATCTATTCAGGAAGCGAAAGCGACGATGCAACAGCTCGGACAAACGACGGAACTGACAATGGAAAAAGCGCGACGCTTGAAAGAAGCGATGAAGCATCTAGATCCTGAATCAAATCCTGAAGCGTTCAAACAGTTGAAGCGAGAGTTGCAAGAAGTGACACAGCAACTTTTGGCACTGAATCGCAAAAAGATTGAAATTAAGGCAGAAACGGGAAAAGACTTTAGCAAAGTATTTGACAGAGCACGCGCTGACACGTCAAAAGCTTTTGAAAATATTGGTGCCGTAGGCGGCGAAAAGCTGACATCATCCGCAAGCTCTAAACTACAAGAAGGCGTTGGGCGGATTGGTCAAGCGCTTGAAAAAGTGGCAAGCATCGGGCAAGCGTTTGCGCGTGCAGGTTTAAACGCGGGTAAGGTACTCATCTCAAATGTTCTCAGCGCAATCTCAAGCGGTTCATCCAAAATTTTGAGTAGCTTTTCAAAAGTGGGGTCTGGATTAAAAAGTCTGTTTTCATCATCTGCTCTTGTGGCAGGCGGTGAATTAATTGCTAAGCTAGTCTCAGCCATTGGCTCAGGCGTTGGAAAAGTGGCAAGTGCTGCTAGTAACGTAGGCTCACGAATTGGAAGCGCTTTAGCAAATGCGGCGAAATCATCCGTGTCAACAGCTAGCTCAGTATTTTCAAGCGTCGGTAAAAGTGCGGTTGACGCAATTAAAAAGCCTTTTGAAACACTTGGCTCAGGTCTTGTTAATATTACACGTGGTGCACTCATGACGGTGGGTATGAATATTACAAATTCTGTAAGTTCTCAGCTTCGTGGTTTGTACAGTGTAATGAACGAGACTCAAAAACAAGGGACAGCGCTTTCAAACGTCTTATCTTTCAGTGGCGTTGATAGAAGTAGTATTAAAAACATTACTAAAGATTTGCAAGATTACGCTAAGTCAACAACTTACAACGCGTCTGAAGCTTACAAAGCTGAGGCAGCGTTGACAGGTGTCGGTGTAAGTGCAGATAAAGCGTCTAAACTTGTAAAAGCCATGGGTAACTCTTACGCACTCTTGGGTGATGGTTCTCAAAAGTTGTCACAAGTTAACATTATCTTGTCACAAATTAATTCAGCGGGCAAACTTATGGCTCAAGACTTTAATCAGCTCCGTAATGCAGGTATTGGGGGCGCGATTGCGCAAGAAATCAAAAAGATTAATCCAGCAATTAAAGATTTTAGTAAAGCGATGTCAGGTGGTAAAATTTCGGCGGATTTGGTAAACCAAGCAATTGAAAATATTGGTAATTCGGATGCAGCAAAACAAGCGGCATTTGTACCCAAAACAATCGGTGAAGCGTTTGACTCTTTGCAAGAAACCATTGGGCAAAAATTCCAGGATGTGTTCAAGTCGCTGAATGATCAGGGAATCAATTTTGTGAAAAACATTACTGATGCAATTGATGATATGGACGTGACACCAATCGCCACAAAAATTAATCAAGCCGTGAATCTAATTATTCCGACAATTAAATCAGCGGCGTCATTCGGTTCAACAATCGCAGACGGTATTTTTGCAGGCTTTGCTTCTCCACTTGCAAAAGCAAACATTGCGACAGCTAAAGCAAATATTGCAAGTCTTAACAATATTGATTTTGGCGGATTGACAAGCAAATTTGTGCAAGCTACAACGCTTCTCTTGCCTCCAATTGCTAAATTGATTAACATTGTTTCAGGCATTGCCGCATCTGTGAACGTTGACGCGTTGCTTGGAAAATTGACAATTGTGGAACAGGCAACAATGCGCATGTTGAACACACTAAACATTGCGCCTGTACTTAATACTGTGGCTAACGCTTTCAACAATTTAACGACAAGCTCAAACATTGTGGGATTCTTTAACACGCTAACTGTTACAATCCAAAACACAATCAACGCTGTCTCTCAGCTCAATCTCAACGGTCTTCTCTCAGGGCTTGTGGGACTTGGAAAAACAGCGTTTGATGTGTTCAATGCACTCCTTCCAGTTGTTGTTAATCTTGCAAATGGAGCTATCACAGCTTTTAGTGAAATTGCTAGAAATATTAAAAATGCACTCTCACAAATTAATCTGAATGAGTTGCTCTCAGCTCTCGTGAGCGCGGGGCGAACCGTTGCGGATGTGTTCACAGCACTTCTTCCAACATTTGTTACTGTTGCGAATGTCGCTATCAGCGCCTTCAGTCAAATCGCTAACTATCTCTCATCAAGTGGATTTGCGGATGCGTTCAACAACGTAGCCAGCGCCGTCGGAAAATTTGTTAGCGCGTTGAACATTTCAGGCGTTCTAACAGCTGTTGAACACGTTATTGGAAGTCTTGCGGGTGCGTTAAATAGTCTGGATTTGACCACAGTTTCTAATCTATTTGTAACCTTTGGACAGCTATCCATGTCAGCATTTGATAAGCTCTTGCCAGTTGTTGTAACGGTGGCAAATGCAATTATCAGCGCGTTTAACGGAATCATGAACATTGTCACGTCTGTCGTCTCACGTGTTAACTTTGACCAACTGTTATCAAGCTTCGCAACACTCGCAAATGCAATATCTACGGCATTTAGTGGCATTGATTTGAACGGTTTGTTGACACTCATTGTCAACATCGTCAACATGTTAATCAGCGGATTTACAGATTTTGTCAACATGCTAAACTCAACCGTAGCACCTGCTCTCAAGAGTGTGTTTGGAAACATCAACTTTGACGCCGTTAATAGTAAATTAACTTTTCTGACAAATAGCTTCAAATCTGCTTTTGACAGCATTGACTTTTCACCAGTTTCTGATAATATTAAAAACGGATTGAAAGACGTTGATGTGAGTGTGTCAGCGCTAGATATTGCCACGGTGTTTCAAAAAGGCGCTGATGCTATTCAAGCAGTTGTTAATGCACTTGGAAAAATTGACCTCTCAACGCTCACAGGCGCTTTTGGAAAACTTGGAAAAACGATTGGCGACGCTTTTGGCAAGTCGAACTTTAATTTTTCTGACATCTTGAACGTTGTTGTGAACATTGTGAACTTTGCAATCTTGAGCTTTTCAGGGCTTGTGGATTGGCTGAGCTCGGACAGTTTCAGCGGTAGCATTGGCGCAATTTGGAACGGTCTCAAGGATATTGTGGCAACAGTCGGTGACGCGATTAAATCGATTTTTGACAATGTCAATTTTGATGTGGTCAAAGATGCGGGGCAATCCTTGCTTGACTTGTTTGATAATATTCTGAATTTTCTAACAAGTGATTTTATGTCATCGCTTATTGATTCTGTCGGTCAGACCGTCGCTGAGGTGATTAATCTAGTTAGTGAGATTCTCGATCCATTGGCAAGCATTGCTTCAGATATCTTCAATATTTTCGCAGGTATTGATGTGAGTGGTGTTGTTGAGTCGCTCGTTGCACCGTTCAAGCTCGCAGGTGATGCGATTGTTGGAGCATTGGCACCAGTCAAAACAACTTTTGATGATATTAAAAATTCAGACTTTTCAGCAGGTGTGAACGCGTATGTGAAAGAAAGCACAAAAGCATTTGAGAACCTGATGAAAGTATTGTCACCAGTTGCGCAAGCTATCGGCGTGTTCATCGGTGCTGAGCTAGGCTCTGAGTTTGAGATTTTAGTGGGCGCTCTAAATGCTATTCTAAAAATTGCGAAGCCGTTCACGAATTTCATGGGCTATATCTACGAAAAACTTCAACCACTTGGTGAATTTGTCAAAGTATTGGCTACGCAATTGGGGCGCGTGATGACAGTCTTAGGAAAAGGTATGGCTAAGAAATTGGGTGAGCTTGGTGACGCTATCGGCAAAGCTCTCACACCAGAACTTGACAAACTCAAGAAAATCCTAGATCCGATTTTTGACACAATTAGCAAGATGTTCAAGACGCTTTCTAAATATGCAAAATCTGGCGGTGACGCGATTGTTGGATTTTTGGAAAAATCTCTGGGTGTGTCAGAAAATAGCCTTGGCGCTGTTCACACACATAGCATTGGAAGCTACGATTACAGCTCGTCAAGTGTGCAAAATAACACAACAACAAACCACGTCACAATGACTGTGACAGGGCAAGACGGCACGTCTATTATGGATATTGCACGCGCCGTGAAACATGAATTAGAATTGGGGACAGTTTAATGATTATTCGAAATATTCAGCCAATTTTAAAAAAGTCTCTTCGGGACGTGATTGATTATCATCCGCCAACTCTCGAAGAAATTGAAAAAGATATGTTTGTTGTTGGTTTCTTAATTGAGGACAATGACAACACAACAATCAGGTAGTCGTGACAGACTGCCTTTTTTGTGGTATAATAGAAAATAAAAAGGAGATTTTACTCATGGCAAGAGATGACTTGCGCATTTTTGACATCTTTGTGTCAGACGTCGGTGATACGTTTGATGAATCTGACAAAGTTGACAATTTGCATCTATACAATCCCTCAAATCTCGGTGGAGGCTTCACACGCTCAAGTGACGGAAAATTAGGCGTAGCAAACGAGACAATCACGTTTTCAATTGTCTTCAAGTCTAATGAACAAAAATCCGCTTATGAGCAGTACTTTGAAGTAGTTGGAAAACTAGCAAGCAAAGAGATTGTCTGGCTCCGTTACGCTGTGCCAACGTCGAGTGGATATCGCGTTGCATATCGCCCAGGCTATATTTCTAAAATTACGAAAACTGAAGCAAAGTATGCGGACGCGTCGTTAATTGAACAGCTCTCAATCACCACAATCTCGTCTTGGTTTGAATTGTATACACGCGCAGGAAGTGGACCGCTCGATCCGAGTTCTATGACACTCATGCAACCTGCTATGTTTTCTAATTTTCCAGACAATTACAAAAAATCTCCTTACGGTTATCCGTACTGGTATGGCACAGACACTAAGCGACGTCGTAAAAAGAAAAATGACTGGTATAATACTTTTGGCAATCTCTTCAATTTGAATGAAAAGCAAGTTGTCGGTATTCATGCGCCAACTCACTCTATTTCTACGCTTGAGCGTGATGCGTTAGGGCTTGAAACAATAAAGGGTCCGAACTATATGACGGGTGATCAATACAATGACAAAACGCGCGCTTATAACTTTAAAGCGGAAATTGCGAACTTCGGACGCAACGATTCAAGCGCTTTCAGTGCGTATCATTCTGTGTATATAAGCGGAAACGCTACGGCAGGAAGTACACTGAGCATCTCAACACGCGCAGGCGTTAAAACAAATCAATTGATTTTTAAAGAGTCGGGACATTTTGTGATTGACACCGCTGATTGGGCTAATATTTACGAAATCAACGGAAGCTCAGGGGGCATCGATTTTTCATTTTTTGTAGGCGGTGACGTAGGCACAGACGCATCTGTAAACGGACCCGCAAGCACGATTATAGCAAGGAGGGCTATTCTTGGTATCTAAAGCAACAGCAGCAGTTGAAATTTATAAAAGCAACCCCGCGCTCTATTATGATGACAGCCCCGCAAACTGTCGACTTGAACGGATTGCGAGCTTTACAACAACGGACTTTGAAGTGACATTTGGCTATAACACGGGTGACAGACAGTCGCGCGTGGTGGCACAAGGCGACGTGAATGGCTTCGGATCGTGTAAAATTGGTGACATTGTGAACGTGTCGTTGTTTAACATCGGCGCGTGGCAAAAAGAATATGTCATTTTTAATTTTGCACAAGCGGACACGGAAGGCGACGCTTTGCCAAAGTTTACGGTGGACGGCTCACGGCAGCAAGGTGTGTTTGTTATCACATCGTTTGACGGAAACAGTTTAGTGTTGCAAGACTACGTTGCATATATGCTAAGCGCTGTTACGATTGGCTACGCTGGCAACATTAACCACGTGCCGTTGTTGGATGTGTTAGATTTTATCAGTTCGCGTGATTTGCGCACATTCCCAACGCGTGTGTATAAATACAACAAAAAGAACAGTATTTTCAGATTGTCTGCAGGTTATGACAATCACAACATTAGAGTATCTCTTGCGGACGACATCACAGCGACTAATTCCACGCCATACGAAGTTTTGACAAAATGTTTGAATAATACACGTGAGGGTAAAAAAGGCGGAATTGTTGTAGAAGGAAACACGACAGTGGCGACTAAAGATGATCACGTGTTTGCGTGGATAGGGGCGCGCATGACACACGTCACGGGGCGTTTTTCGGAGGTCACACCGTTCATTTTGTTTTTAAACAAGGAACATTTAGTAACGCTAGGACGTGGGCGTGAATCACGTTCAGCAATCTCAGTGCGCGTGCGCGCAGGTGCTGATGTTAAAACAACGCCAAAGGAAACGCGCAAATCAGCGAGCGTGTGGGCGCAAACTTATGATAATAGTGACAATTACACGCGCCTGGGCGTTGTTATTGCGTCTGACATTACGACAGGCAAACGCTCACTAAATACAATTGCTAAGCTCTCGCCCCAAGATTACACAAACGCCAATATTCAAAAGCAATCTGTATTATTGTTATCATACAAAGATATGACAAGTGATAATATTTATGATGAGGATTGGCGTGAGCTTGTAAACGCGGTACAATCACAACAATTCGAGCGTGAGGACGTTGACAAAAACGAACAAACGAAAGCGCCAAACCGCAATCTTTACACGGATGAAGAACAGTACAAGAGTGACAAAAAAGCGTATAACGAGACACACAAAGAAGAGAAAAAAGTTGATGATGCGTATAAGAAGATTTTGACAAATGTCAAAAATTACATCATGTACGCTGTCCACCGAAAAATGGACCGTTATCCGTCAGAATTGCTCTATGAAATCGTTTATGGTAGAACGTACAATGACTGGCTCGATTTTAACCCAAAGACAGCCGCGGTATTTATGGAGATTGAAACGGGTGAAGAAGGGCTTGACTTCGAATCTTTTGACAACAAGAACCCTGCAATTTTGCGCATTATTGACGCTATGTTGCAAAATCTACAAATTAAGATTGAACGCAAATTGCAAACAGCAACGGCAGGGCTAGAGTTTACGCTAACTGACAAACAGTTTTTCTGCACAAATAACGCTTTGAGCGGTTGGAATCTTTTTAAGCTAGATTATGACACAGCGTTTGGCGTTGGTATTCATTCGCTTTTGTGCACGCTTAAATATGCAACATTCAGTCCTAGTGGTGCACGCTACACGCTTATTGAGTGTCCGTTTAAGGATATTCATGACATTGTTTATCAAATTTAATTGAGGTATAATATATGAAAACATTTAAAGCTCGCATTTTGCCAGATGGTCTGACTGCTATGAACATCGGCGCTGAAGTGCCACTTATTAAGAATCATGACATCTACGGCGACGCTTACGGCACATGTAAAATCACAAGTCAACACCATGCAATCATCAAATCAAACGTTTTGAAAGTTGGTGATAAGTTGTCGGCTGGCTCGTTCGTTGTAGGCTATAACACGTATGAAGTGCGTGAAATTAGCTTCACAGACGCGCCAAAATTCCCAGAATGTGAGGTGCTTGAAGAAATTGATTAATGCTTTAACATTTACAAGCAGAGGTGAAGATGAGCACTTAACGTGGTCACAAGAGGACGCGTTGGTGTTTGATGCGGTGTTTGCTAAAAAGCGCGTGACGCCTGAACTTCCGTCTTTTGACGGACTCACTGACGGCGAAAAAGACACGCTAAACAAAAACACGGACCGCTACAAACAATCACGCGTTTTTGTGGTAGAATTAGACGCAACAAAAAAAGGTGAACTGATTAATTTTAAGACGCTTCGTTTTTACATTGCAGGGCGCTATGTCGAAGCGTCTGATGTCGGTGTGCGCTTCAAGCCTGTAAGCGCTTACGGGACTGATTACGGCTATATCACAATCTTGGCGTCTTCGGACGGTTCCGTGTCGTTCGTTGATTTGACTGATGCGTATAAAAAGGAGACAGCACCGACAATTAACGCAGGCGACAGAGGTCAAGGCGTGAAGCAAAAGCTGAAAGCGGTGGGCTTGTTAGCGCTACGCTTTGATGGAGACAACGTTCACGCAGACATTGAAAACGCGCCATTTGTTGGGGATTTTCCAGGTGAAGGCACAGCTTATGACTTTGGCTTTGATCAATCTTATAAACATAGGGGCAAAAATGATGAATACAACGTGGGCTTGTCTTGGATTATCCACGGAAGCAAGATTGGAGACATCCAAGTTGGAACAGCGACAGAGGAAGAAAAGGACGCGTACACATACGGTATGTGGAGCCGTAAGCCTCGGACAGCGCCTGAGCACAATTACATGGAACCGTTTGGCTTTGACATTCGCTTGCAATATGATGATATCACAGCTAAAAGTTGGGCTATGCTTAATTCAGGCTATGCGATAGTTAAGACAAACGACAATCTGCCGAAGCCTCCGAAACTTTTACGTAGTGCCAGCGACAATCCTGACGCAGATTACGAAAAAGTGGCGTGGCCTTACACGTTATATAGGTATAACCGTAAACCCGTGAGATTGACTAAGCGTGATTTACACAATGGGATTGAGTTGCCCGTCAAGCGTTATACGGGGCAAGAATTAGATCATCTTGTTCCGTCTGAGGGACGAAATACACTAGCAACAGACGGGCAATATGTTTTTGGAATTGTCAACAATCGTGTAAGCGCAACAAAAACAACTGAAGATGTTTTGTATACACCACAAAGTGAAATCTTTAAATTGTCTGATTTGAATATCAACGTGACAAATTTGCGTTATGCAGATTCAAACGTTGTGGACGCTATGTCAGACGTGTTAGAAATCCCGACTGGCTTCAATATGAACGGCTATATTTTAGCAGATGTAAGTGTTACATCAACACGTGCGTTGACATGGCTCAAAAATAAAGAGCCGTTTGTTTCATCTAGTTCTGTCCCTTATTCGCGAACAATTGCGATTGGACTTAGTCAAATCAATATTTCCACACAGCTCGCGTGGGTCAAACATGTTAAGATGTCTGAAAATACAAATGAGGAATATGACGGCAACTATGTGCTTTCTTTGCAAACAATTGGCACGCGCCCATTTCGTTATGCAGGGCAAACCTACAAATATTATGATAGAAACTATAATATTGACTATCGTAGACTTGGCGCTGATTTTCTTGATAATGTCCCTGATGTGTTTATTAAAAAGATTTTCTATCCGTACGCGTGGAGTGATTACATTGATTATAGTTATGCGAACAAACCGACAATGGACGCACTAGACCGTGCGATTGAAAACGACATTGGCGACGCTAAACAACAACACAGCATTGTTATTGCGACGAGTACAGGCGGACGATTACAGCCACGATTAACGGCAGGGGGTGTTTAAATATGATTAATTGTTACACATTTGATAACGGCAAAAAATATGATGCAAAGGTTGACGCGCGTGTAAAGCGTGACTTGTTTGGAGATGTCGGTTCAGCGTTTTTTGTGGATTATCCAAAACAAGCTATTTCAGCGTCCATAGATTCCGTGACTGAGCGAGACGGTGAGACGTTTGTAAATGTCAAACTAATCAACAACTTGACAGTGCTATTGGGCGGACGCTTGGCGACTCTGGTGGATGAAATAGTGCCTGCTAAAATCCTCGGTGATTTAAAAGATAACTATTACGTAGCACAGATGCAATTCTTAGTCTCAGCCAAAGGCACAAGTTACAATAATAAAAAAGGTAATGTTTTCGCCTTTGATTATGTTACAATGCCTGAAAGCTTTAAGAAAGACGGTGAGCCAAACACTGATTTTGATGCGGATAATTTCGTGACGTCGCTCTTTGTTATTGTATTAACACAACAACACAATGATTTCACGTCTGCAAGCGTCTATCCTGCGTTAGTCAGCACGGCTAAATTCTTGGCAGGTGCGTCCTTTGATATTGCTGAGAGTGGAGATAATAGCGTGCATGGCTCACTCCCTCTTGCGTATGCAGGCGGTGATTTGAATGGCTTACACTATCAGTTATCTGGATGCGTGACGGTCGATCCATCAATTGTTGTGCCTCTCCACGATAGTCGCGCAGTGATTCCAATAAGCGCAAGTAAAATGCTGAAGCACGCAGTGCAACTAAACGGAGATGCGGCGGTGATTTTCGGTGACAGTGTATCAGCAGGATTCTTAACAACGGATCCACGCGCATATTTAGAGCGAACGTGGAAGGTGGGCACAGTTACCGATACCGACTTGCAAAAAGTAATAGCGAATGACTTGGCAAAAGTTGACGGTGCTAAAGTAACGAAAACACTTTTTGTAGTCACAGATGATAAGTTCGGACACGTGACATTTGAGAACTGGACTAAAGTTTTTGTGATGTCGAGCGGTACGATGTAAGGGGGCGGATGCTCTCTTTTTTTGTGCGCGTGGGTATAAGTTTATACCTATTTCATCAGTAGGTATGAATTTATACCTATTTATTTTTAGCTCTCATGATGGGTTTAAGTTTATACCCACTCTCTCTATAGCTATATAATAGGTATAAACTTATACCTATTATAATCAACTCTCTTCCTATGTAATAGGTATAAACTTAAACCTATTTGTCACTTTTCTTCTTATATAATAGCGCGTCAGCGTATCCCTCAAAAAAGCTGCCGTTGCGTTAGCAACGGCAGTTATACAAACGTTTGACAAAACGCCAAAAAAGTTTTCTTATTGTTGTATAAGAACTTGACAAATCATCTCTTTTCCTATATACTATATTTATAAAGGTAAACAGAAAGGTGTGATGATTATGAGCAACTATACACGCTCACTTCCAATTCCAATTATCTCTCTCTTAAATGAACGTAGAGATCTCATTTATAATGAAAACTTCCACAATATGGTGATGGCAGGGCACGCGCTTTGCGTTAGCAAAGCCAAGCGCACTGCGTTAGCATGTGCGCACGATGAGGCGCAATTGAGCAAGCGTAAGACGGTCGGATTTTATAAAGATCCTGAGCTGTCAGCAGAAGACATTACATACGGTTTGTTAGCATATTATTATCTACAAGATAGCCGTGTGGCGATTGAACAATTCATGGACGCTTTTGATGTGTTTGTAGATAGTGTGCCAGAGCTTGAGAGTGCGAACGTGTCGAGCGCGAGTGTTAACGAGCGCGAACGTGAGGTGCGTGTTGAGGCAAGCGTGAGCGCGAACGTTAGTGAGCGCGAGCGTGAGAGCGCTGAGACATCGTCTAAGACATCGACTAAGAAGAAGGCTAAGACGTCGACAAGCAAACGTACAAACAACGCAAAGAAAGAGCGTGAGTATAACACGCACAAGACAAAATCAACGAGCGTTGATGACAATCCGCAAACGTATTTTCCAATCAACAACTTGGAAGCTAAACAAGCGGCTGACTATCTCGCGTCACTTGACGTAGACACGCGCTCAATTATTGTTGAGAAAGTGTTCAGCGGCAATTACACGTTTTATGATTACACGGACGGAAACAAAACGGACGAACACAAGACAAAAGGACGCAAAATGCGTATCACACGCCGTGCAAGTGACGCATTCATGGCACGTAAAGCAAAAGAGCGCACAGCTCTCATGCATACGATTTATAGAGAACATGTGAAAGGACAAAAACAAGATGAAACAACTAACACTGACAGCACAACACAAGACGCATAGCGCACAAAGCGTTCGTAAATCTTTGTGGCATGGAAACAAGAGCGAACGCTTAACGCATGAACACGCCAATTTTATCGACAAGACACGCACTCCAGACAACGTCATGATTGTTGACGAGATGGACGATCTCAAAGCGTGGGTTGATGCGCAATATGCGGACGCTGTGGATGCGTACAACGACGGCTTGCGCGCTGATCGTAAGATTGAGAGTTATTTTGACGAACGTTTGTCTAAGAATAAAAAAATGGTAGAACCGTTTGAAGAGTTTGTTTTCAGTTATGGAAACGCTCTTGACGTGACAAAGGACGGCGCATTTTTGAACAGCGGTGAAAGCTACGGTGACAACTTAGACGTCAATGGTGAGGAATGGGACACGCGCGTGAAAGCGTTGGTGAGCTTCGGTGAGCAGTTGCCTGAGCTTGTGCCCGAGTTTCGCTTTGGGCACATTCGTGTGGACGTTGATGAATCCAATCCGCACATTCACGCCATAGGTTTACCTTTAAACCCTGACAAGACACGCCTGGGGCTTTGCTCAGGGCGTGGGACAATGCTGAAGAACATTAATGAACGTGTGGGACTTGTGAAAGCGTCCGATAGTGGCAAGCAAAACATGCAGAATATCTTTAGCAAATTTACAGACACGTATTTGAAAGATTGCATGTTAGAACATTACAACGATGTGAGCCGTGAGCCTGCCGTGCGTGCGCCGAAACGTACAGCGCGTGAGAAGTTGACAGAGAAAGAGTTTAAGCGCGTCATGGCTCCAATTAATGAGCAATCACAGCGTTTGAGTCAGCAGATTGACTATTACACACAGCTTAATCAACAGATGAGCGCCTATGTGCGACAGTTGGAAGAGTTGCTTGACGATGCGTCAGAGGACATTAAAGCACGCGCTAGAGAGCTAAAAGAGCTCAAACCAAAAGATGAGGCACTTGAGAATGCGTTAGAAAAAGTCAAAGGTGTCAACTTAGCGGACTTGATCGGATCTAAGAGCAATGGCTTGACGTTATAAAAAAGAAGCGGAATCGCTTCTTTTTTTGTTGACATGTTTGCTGAGCTGTGTTATACTATATACATAAGTAAGTTAACAAAACGAATGAGCATAACAAAATCTCACTTTCTTATTCTATAGTAGTTATCATAATCATTACCTTACCTTTCTAATTTTTCAAGTATCAAATGACTTACTTATGAATTAAAAAAGCTTGACGAGATGTCAAGCTTTTTCTATTGCTATTTCTAATGTGTATTTGTCTGTGCCCGAAAGTCCTCCGTAGATAAACGTCATGCTTTTTATAATTTCATAGTTGTCGTCTGTCCACAGTTCAGCATCTGTGAAGCCGTCTATGAGCGCTTTAACTGTTGGATAGAGATTTGGTGGATCCATACGGCGCTTTGTCGGAGCGTATACAGTGATTGTGACAGCACACGGATTGGACGGAGAGAACGGAGCCTGGCGCGTGCGTGCGTTTGCTAGAGATTTGGCTAGTTCGCGCAAGTGTTTTGTAAGTTGCGCTTTTACTGCAAAGTGCAGACGATCGTTTGCGCTGATGATCTCGTTTCCGCTTTTGCGCGTGTGCTTGCTTGTGCGTTTTAAATTAAAGGTGAAAGTGTACATTTGAGCGAATCCTTTCTTTTTTCTACTATTATATCACGCGTGGGTGCGTTGTCAATGTGTGATATTTTTTAAAGTTTTTTTTGCAAAAAGTGTTGACATATTGAGTGAGCTGTGCTATACTATAGATAGTTAGTTAGATTGTTTGTTTGATTGTTTCAAACAGAAAAAGCGCGTGTTTCGAACATGCGCTTTTTTGTGTGCGTGCGTTGTTTTGTCAGATGATTTTCTTGTGTGTTATAATGTTAGCTTTTCTCAGGTGTATAGCTTCTATATTTTTTTTATGGTTAGAGACACATTAAAAGTTTTAATATAATTTTAATTGAAAAAAAAAAACAGTGGGTATAGGGTAGCTGAGACGACAACATTATAACAAAAAGGAAGAGTGGAAAGAGAAATAGAGAAGAATAGATATATAATATATATAATAGAAGAAAGAGGTTCTTTTTTATTAT